GTACTCTATTTGATATACGTCTGCCCAATCAATCGTTGAGGTTGCGTTCCCCCAATAACTCTCGCTGTATGCTTTTCCCCAATCTATTGTATTCGCCATCTTTTTCTTGTCGTTTTAAATATTGTTTTAGTTTTTCAACATTAATCTTTTTCGGTTTGTACATACTCATAATTAAAGAACCCAGCTATGAAAATTAACATCCTTGTCAGGGTACATATCTTCATTAGAGTTCGAATTATATTCTGGATATAATGTCGAGTTATAAGTCATGTAATCAATAAACCTTCTAGTATAAAACTCTGCTGTTTCTGAAACCTTGTTTACCAGCATTGCAACCTCTTCTTGTGTTACAGAATCAGAGTTCTCACTTCTATGCTTAAATACTCCTCCATTACCTATCTGGTACATAGCAAACGGAAGATAATTACTTTGTGTAAACCATATTAACATTGGCTTTATATAAGTTGTTAATAATGATTTGTAATGTGAATTAGCAGGATTATTTATATCGTTACCTGTTGTTATTAGTGTTTGTAGTTTATTATATAAATCTGTTCCTAAATAGTTTTGTATGTGTGTATCTTGTGCTACCTCAATAAACTGAATTACCTTATCAGCATCTAAGTTCCCATCTATTATGGATTTTCTCTTTAAGTCTATTACTGTTATAAATAATGCTTTTGCCATAATCTTAACTATTTGGATAAGCTCCTGAGTTCGGCATATCTGCTGGTCTAACAGATACCTCTGAAGGATTATTAGGTTCTACAAATCCATCCTTTGTTGCTTGATTAACACTAATCTTTGCATCATCAGATACTTTCTTTTTATATACTCTTAACTCCCAGTAATGCTTACAGTTTTTACCACCCTTGTATTTAAACAGAGAATAGTTTCTGCCTTTGTGTCCTAGCTTCTTGTTTACTCCTCTAAAACTCATTAGTCCAATATCTTCTTTTCTAAATACAATATTGTCCTGAGTATATAATTCCATTCTTTTACAAAACTCTCTACTATTAGGAGACTTTCTTACAGGCATATAAGCATATCTTACTTTATATATTCCTCTATCCTGTTTAGACTTCTTGTTAGGAGCAGACTTAATATCTGCCAAATTATCCAAATTAAAGCTCTTTTCCGAGTCGTTTACCTTTTCGGAATGTATAAGCTCCCAATCATCAGAGATGCGCTCTCCTAGAGCCTCTAATTGCTCCAAAAGGTCATCTCCTTGTTCGTCACTAAAATCTGTTACTTCATCTGAGCTTAATTTCTCTCCTGTTTCTTCTTCTCTCTTAACTCTTGTAGAGATGTTGTCTAGCTCTGTAAACTCAATCGGTTGTAGTGTTACAAAGTATAAGTTCAAGTATATCTTGTTAAAGTTTAGTATGTCATTAATACCTTCTATAATTCCTTCTTGGAACGGTCTAATAACAATATTGTCCATCAATATAGAAGCAGTTCTTAACTCTTCTGCGTTATTCCCAAACCCTGTATTATCTTTTATCCCCAAAAGAATAGGAGATACAATACCATGACCTAACATAATCTTCTCTCTGCTCTCATCAGATAAGAACTGATACTGCGCATGAGCATCTGGTAAGTGTATAGGTTCTAGGTCTGCTTTAGTTTCTATAGATTCATTAAATGCTAAGATAAATTTACCTGCATTAGAACTGCCACTAAATTTGTCATATATCTTTCTTTCAATAATCTCTTGAGTTTCCTCATTCGGAATCCCATTGTTAAAGTTTATTAGTAAGCTAGGTTGTAATCCCTGCTTTATATTGCTAATGTGATAGTTACTTACTTCTTCTTCTAAAGAACAGTATTGTAAACATCCATGATAATCAACAGGAGCATAATAATAAAAGCCACTTCTGTAAGGCTTGAATATATATAGCTCTGATTTTTCACTCTTTGCACCATTCCCAAATGTAGGGATTCTCTTAGGTGTATCGCTTGGCTTTATCTCAGCCCACTTAGGATGATAGTAATAAGCTCTAATTATTCCTTTAGAATCACACTTCTCTGCTCGTAAGCACTCCATAGGAAAGTGTAGTACTTTTATTATTTTAGTTTTAGACTTGTTGTATACTATTTGCATAGCAGCTTGACCTAACATCTTGTAATCGTTAGATACTCTTTTTACATCTTTTGGTCTAATCAATACTTTAAACTTAGCGTACATTTCAGGAAACTCTGCACTATCTGTAGCTTCTAGTCCTCTACCGTATACCATATCAACAATACCGTTAATACATCTACTGTTAGTAGGTGAGCCTAAATACCTTTCAATAAGTATGTCGAAGTAGTCGTTGTTTTCTCCATAAGAAATCCACTTCTTATTGTAAACCTCTTTTACCTCTGGTATCTCGTAACCAGATAAGTTTACTACTCTTATTGAATTATTTTTTTCTTTATTAATCATTTAATATAATATATTCGTTATCACTAGAAGAACCAGTAAAAGGCTCGTATTCACCTGCATCAATAGAATGAATAGCCGTATTGTTATAAGGCACATCATTGTCTTCTAATACTAAAAGTCTATCTCTATAAAAAAGCTTTCCATTAGTATTGTTTTTTATCTCCATAAAGTAATTAAAGTTCTTCCTAAATGTATTCACTGTTGCTGTTACTTGCAAAGCTAAATAGTTAGGATATTTAGTACTTACTAAATTTAAAAAACTAGCACCATTATTGGTTTCTTCTTCCACAAACTTAACAGTAAGCTTATTAGCATCAAGAGTAATAGTTCCGTCCTCTTGAGTAGTATATTCTACAACACCATCTCTAGGTATTATGTTAAATGTCTGTGTCTCTGCTGCATTAATAACTATCATACTATGATAACGTAAAAACTATTTTTTGTTTTATAATAAAAAAGGGTAGACCGAAATCTACCCTTTTAATTGAATAATAATAAAGGAAGTATTATTCGTTACTCATATTAGAGGTTGCAACGTCAAATCCTGACGAACTACCTACTGCTACTAAAGTGTTTAGTATAAATAAAGATGGAAGAACTTCTTTTCCCTCGAAAGAAATTGTATAACCATATAAATCTCCCATTGCACCACCAGTAGATGTATTTACAGATACCTCTACTCCGTTTTGCGCTCCTGCCATTCTGAATTTACCATTGTAGTCTTCAATAATAATATGAGGTCTACCGTAAGATAATAACTTTAATTGCATCATAGTCTCAGCATTCTGAGCCTTGATAACAAAACTTCCTGATTGTGTCCAGAAAGATGTTCCGTTATCTCTTGAGTTTTCATTAGTTTCTTCAAACGTATTATTATCTCCTCTTACCTCAAACTGGTAAACATCTACTTTAGCACCTAATGTGTCTACTTGACCATTAAACGCTGCATCTGTTGGAGGTTTTGAAGCACTATCATCCATACCAGCATACATAGCAGAGCTGTAGTTAGCAATGTATAAGTTTTTAATACCACCTACGGATTCTTTACACGCCTCTAATCTCCCTTTTGATATATCACAAGCCATAATTTAATTGTTTTTACTAAAAAAGGGTAGGTAGAATTTCCACCCACCCTGTTTTATTGTTAATACTTAGTTATTTATTATGAATAAAGAACGATTTCCGAACCTAATCCGTATTGTACACCAGCTGTATATCTCATAACGATTCTTACGTTTTGAGAACCATCAATGTCAGCCATGTCAATAACCTTAACTTCATTGTGGTCTGATAATAAACCAGTACCAAAATATAAGTTAGATTTTTGAGCAGCCATCATTCTGTTGTTAGCTAATCCTTGTGCAACGAATACTTTCACTCCGTCAAAAGTTAAAGCTCCATTGTTCCACCATTGTGTACCTTGATTGTTTGTACCTGCAGCACCTAATCCAGCAGCTCCGAATCCACCTAAAGCTCTTACATAAGCTCTAGCTACATTAGAAGATACATAAAGGAATAAGTCTTCTTTTCCATAAATAGTAGAAGGAATAGCATCTACTACAGCACCCATTTGTGCAATAACATTAGCAGCAGTTACAGTTGCAGCAGATACGTCAATAACGTCTGAATCTGCAGCAGCTAGAGTAACGAAACCATCAAACTCACCAGCAGTAGCGTTAGCTCCTCCCCAGATAGTGTTTTCAGTTTTCTCAGCTACTTTAGCGATAACATGAGCTAATAAGAAATCTTGGAAATTCTTAGGTAATGTGTCAAATGCAGAATATCCCATAGAGACAGCTTCCCAATCTGAGATGAAGTCTTGCTTACATAACTGTAAGTTTACTTGGAATTCTTCTGGCTGAATAATTCTTTCTGTTAATGTAACAGTAGAAGTAGCAGCAAAATCACAAGAAGCGTTAGCAACTAGGTCTCCAGTAGCTAATTTCTTAATGACTTCCTTAAATTTAATGTTTGGTTTTACTTCAATTCCACCATTATCAATAGTAGAAGAAGAAAGAAGAGCTGCAGCTATATACTTGCCAGCAAATTCTCCTGCGTAAGTACTTGTAATACTTGTTGTTGTTGCCATAATTAATTAATTAATTGTTAAATAATTTGTTAAATACTCTTTGTTGTGTCGTCATAGGACGGTTTTGAGAATATAAATTCATTGGTTTAGAATCTACTTCTGCTTCAGGTGAATGAGAAATTGCTTCAGTCTCCTCAGAAAGCTCAACTTTGTCTGAGCTTAATTCTTCAGGTGCATCAGAAGCTTCCTCCTGACCCATTCCATCCATCATTTGCTCATACATAGCTTTAAATTCAGCTACTACTTTGTTTAATTCTTCTTTAGTAGCGTAAATTTCTTCTGGTGCTTCTTCAATTATTTCTTCTTCATACTCTTCTTTAGCCAATTCTTCCGTAGAACCTTCTTCTACTGTTTCATCTTGAGCAAGTTCTACCTGCTCTTCAGTAACTTCCTCTTTAACTTCAGCAGAAAGCTCCTCTTTTACAGGAGTCTCTTCTTCAGTCTCAGCAGAAAGTAATACTTCTTTGAACTTTTTAATAATTTCTGTTGCTTTCATAAATAATTATTTAATTTGATAACGATTAATATAATATCTGTTTCATTTTCAAGATTACGGAGTTGTGCCTTGTCCTGTTAAAGCTCCGATACCTTGTGCTTGTAAACTTCCATCACAGCATTTACTACTGTACGTTCCGTTCTTGCATAAACAGCCTCTCTTTTTGCCTGTTGGACTTGTTCTACTTGGTGTTTTTTTCATCTACCTTGTCCTTTATATTTCTTTTTATATCCCTTTTGTCCTACACTTGCATTTTTGCTATGAGGATGAGACTTTCTCTTGTTCTTTCTATATGTGCTTACTATCTTTTTAGGCATTAGTTCTTGTCAGGTATACAGTTAGGAACTAATCTTCCATTCTTCTTCTTCATACCATACTGAGTATATCCTTCTTGACAAGGGTCTTCTTGTAATAAATGCTCTTGACAAGGCATAAACCATATCTTGCCTTCTACCTCATGCTCATGAGAACCTTCACATCCTAAATCTGCTGCTTTCTCTTCAGCCATCTCTTTAGTAGCAAAAGCCAATCTGTTATCAATAATCATATAATCATCATTAACAGGAACAAATTCTTTAGCCAGTTTCTTTTTATCTATTTGCTTTAGTTTGCTAATAGCCCAGTTAACACCAGCACTACCACCCCAAGCATCCCACATAATACCACCACATCCTTCTGAATACGGTACGTCTTTGTTTTGTTGGTGTCTCTTAAAGCTTGCCATTCTAGCTATTGTTGAACGAGAGATACTAGCACCTGATGCTAATTGTGAAGCTCTTCTCCATCCTACTGGTGTTCCACAACTACTACCGTTTTCTTCTTTATACTTTAATGCTCTCTTTGCATTATTTCTAGCTGCTTTAGGATAGTCGTTATAGCTTTCTAGTTCTACATCTAGTTGTGAAAGCACAATATCTTCTAGTTGAAATATCTTAGCTAATGCTTCAAACTCTTCAGAGTCTATCTCTTCCTTTACGCTTTCTCTTGGTCTTTCATCAAGCTTGTCTGTAAAAAACCCCTCAATACTAAAACCTTTTACCTTGCCTTCTTTTACAAACTCTTGCCATATCTGGTCGTTGTTTACCTTGACAGACACCATCCAAGTTCCTACAGGTAAATTAAGATTGTACTTAGCAGACTTGTCTTTCTTCTCATCTTCTATAATCCAGCTTTCTACTACGCTTAATCCTTTTAACTCTACATCATGTTCTAGTGTTGAGTTGTTTTGTTTACCCTTAGTTAGAAACAGCTCAGATGCTCTCCTAACAGTATCTTTAGAGAAGTATATAAAGTATTCTTTATCTCCACTTTGTCTAAATATCTTTTTGTCAGGTATTAATGCAGCACCCATTAAGATTCTTTTCTCAGAATCTACCTCTGCTAACTGTATTGTTTGTTCTTTCAGAGCAATAAAGTCTTCTTCTATTGCTGGATATTCTACTATAGAAATTGCTTCTATACCAGAAAAATCATTTTCTTCGTCTATAAATAGTTCTATAATATCTTGTTCCATAATTTGATAACGATTTTTATATTATTTGTTTTATATTAATCACCAAGTGATGCACCTGTTGATATTTCTAAATCTAATTCTTGTTGTGATGTAATCTGACTACTTACAACAAAAGCTTGTATTGGTTCTTGGAATTGTGCGCCTACTGCTTCTGCTAGTTGATTAGTTCCTGTAGTTCCTACTAAATTAAAATCAAAGGTTCTGCCTCCACCACCACCTGCCGCTCCTCCAGCTCTTCCACCACCAGAAGGTGCTGTCCTAGATGTTAAAGTAGTTGCTAATATGTTTGCTATTGCTATTCCTGCTCCAATATTGTTTTTAGCTATTCTTTTGGCTGCGCCTGCTTGAGCAACCTCTGCAGCAACTTGAAAAGCTGCTGATTTTGCAGGGCTTAGTAATGCAGTTGCAGCAGCAGAAGCTTTGTAAAAACCAACCTCTGTTTGACTTGCAGATAATATTTTCTGATTTGCTGCTTGAGCTTCTACAACAACTCCAGCTATAGCAGCTCCTTTTTGTAAAACCAATGCAACTTTTGCTAAATCTTCGTTTTCTCTACCTAGAGTCTTAAACACATTTCCAATTCCTGATACAAAGTTTGCGTATTCTAGTTGTGCTTGCATTTTCATTTCTATAATCATTAACTCATGCTCAAGCTCTTTATCTTGCAATTCTATTCGCATCATAGATAAATTCTGTTCTCTATCGACTCTTTCTTCATCAGTCAATAAAGTATGTGATAACATCTCTTCTTCATGTTTTATCCTGTCGTTTAACAGAATCATATTTGCTTCTGACTGCATCTCTAAAGACTCTGAAGTAAATGCTTTTCTTCTATCTAAAATCTCTTCTTGTAAATCAAACTCCATTTGTCTTGCCATGTCAAACTTAGCCAACTCTCCTCTGTACCATTCTTGCAAATCAAACTCAAATTCTTTTTCTAAAACTTCCTTAACTTCTTTAGTTAGTTTTTTAATTGGCTCTTTAGGGTCTCCAAAAATAGGTAGTCCTTCTTCTCCAAAGGTGTTCATAATTTCAGAAATAGCATCTTTCATTTCATTTACAGCATCAGTTCTGTCTTTTATCCTTAATAAAGTTGTGGCTGCTAATTGCTCGTTGCTTCCTTCAGTAAATTCATCTAATTCTCCAAAGAATGATTCAATAGCTCCTTTATGTGATTTTAAAGCCTCCTCATCTGCTTTAATCATCCTTTCAACGCCTAATACAAATGTCTCACCATACTTCTCAACTAACTCCTCTCTCTCTTTGTTAATTTCTATTTCTTCTTTAAGAACCTCTGTGTTTTTTTCTTCTATAATATTAAGCAAAGCATTAGCTCTAGCTAGTCTTTCTAAAGACTTTATTTTTCTATCTATAGCCTCTCTTGATTTGTCTGTAAGCCCTCCATTTTCGTCAAGAGAAACATTTAAGTCCTTATACTTTAGGTTTAAATCCTCAACAGTTTCCGTTAATTTTTCTTGACTTAAATTACCTTTGTCTATCTGGTCTAGGAATACTTTTAAGTCTGTTCCAGATGAAATAAAAGCATCATTTAAGTCTTTAGTTACGTCTGTAGCTTTTTCTGAGTTAATAGCCCATCTTTCTAACAAAGCAATACCTGTTTGAAAAAGAAGTATAAAACCTAGAGGACCTAGCATAGCGTTTTTAATGTCCATTAAACCTCCCCAAAAAGTACCTGCTTGTTTAGTAGTGTAGACAAAATTAGATGCTAATTGAGAAAGGTTGTTAGCCATACCTCTAATACCGTAGTTGGAGTCAGATACAGCTCTACCAAGTTCTAAAACAGTTGCAGATGCAGAACCTGTAGCTATATTTGTGTCATCCATACCTGTTTTCATTCTAGTAATCTCAGTATTTAACTGTTTAAAACTAGATTTTACACCATCTATTGTTACAGATGCGTTCTTGCCCTGAACATCTATTACAATTACTTTTCTTGTTGTGGTATTAGTTGCCATTATCTATTTCGTTTTATTGCGTTTTTAAATTCTTTCCAATTAGTAGGAGCTAAATATTTGCCTTTGGCTATTTTTATATCCTCGTCATCTATATGCCAATCTGCTGCTCCTAATAAATCTATTATATCCCTTATCATTATACTTCGTTTATTAATTCTAAATCTGCTTTTCCTGTATTAATATTCATCTTTATTGAGTTAATCTTATAACTTTTGCCTGATAAAACAAACCTGTCGTTTAATTTCATCTTAATAACTATATCTATAGGCAGAATAGCCTGAAACTTACTTAATCTTGACTTTTCATTGTATATAGGAACTATATAATTAAAATAGTAGTTCTTAAACAAACTCTCAGGATTAACTTGTGCAAAATACTCGTCTGCCTCTTCACCAAAATGTATAGTTTGTAGATTGCTTCCTGCTGTTACTGTTAAAGTATTTGCTGGTCTTATGTATTCATCTATGTCTGTACCATCTTGCAAATAAAAGTTTGTTGAGCTGTGCTTATGACAATAAAAAACCAGAGGTTTACCTAATACTGGGAACTCATCTTTATTAACCATCCAGCCCCATTGAATTGTTATATTAGCTGTTGAGCTGCTTTGGTCGCTCATTTTTTCAAACATAATGTGTTCAAAACCCAACCTTACATCATATTTACCTCCATCAAATGCTAAAGGGTTGTTTATGTCAGCACTTCTGTTTGTTAGCTTCTCATTTCCAAACTCATCATTTGTTATTTCATTGCTGTTTATAATAGCAAATGTAGAAGGGTCTTGATAAAGAAAGTCTATTTCTGAATATATATTTGCTTTACTAACTGTATGTTTATCTGTATATAAATACTTGTCGATAGAATAACTAACTCCTTCAGAATAAAAGGCATCTACAGTCATTACTTTTATTTTACCAAAATCAGCATTTGTAGTTCCGTTTGCTAATATTCTTCTATCATCATAAAATGCTGTTAAATTAAACATCTTAAATATAGATGTTAAGAAATCTATAACTTTCATTTTAGGCATATTGTCTACTACATCTAATCCTGTAGAGATAGTGTTAGGACCTCCACTATTAAAAGTATAATTTGCGTCATACCCAACGTCACTAGCACTACCAGAACCTAAGTCAACCTCTCTAACTGTTTTTGTTATTGCTAAAGAATCTACTTTGAAAGAAGTTATTCCTCCTTTTGTTTTTACTTTAAATACAGGTGTAAATGTTTGTGTGCCAAAATCAGCACTCTCTTTTCTTATCACAAAGGTCCTTGTTACTTGTACGTTACTTCCTGATAAATCAGTAGCATTAGATGTAGGTGTGATTAAATTACCTGTTTGTGTATCTAACATCTCTAAAGAGTACAATCCTGCTCCTGCAGGAGTTACTGAAATAGTATAATTATAAAAGACTTCTACAGTTTCAACTATTTGGTCTGTTAAAGATGTAACCAAATCCTGATTACTGTTGCTTCTAGGGTCTGGTTGACCTGTAGGCGTAGTATTTGTAAAAGCATAGTCATCTAAGTCTATAGAAAACACACTTTCTGCTATTTGACTTGACAAATCTCCTTTTTCTCTATGTAACCATAGATATAGTTGATAAAATTGATTGTTAGAGGTGCTAAAAAAGTCATTTGTGCCATTTTTAGTGAAAGTAAGACCGTATTTGTCTTCTATCCCTAAAATTATGTGATATAAACGTATAGCTGGTTTTAAATCTATTAAGTTTAAGCCATTCTGCTGTCCTCCTGAATTAGAATGATTTTCTACGTTTCTTGACTCTACGTCTTCATTCAAGTTTGGTGCATTATTACCAGAATCATAGTAATAATGAGATTTACCACTAATAAAAGGATAGCATAAATCACCTGCTGTAGAACCTGTATTATTTACTAAACTACCACCTGATAAATTATATCCTTTTGTAAACCCTGTTTCTGCATTTGCAGCACTATAAGACTGATTAAATTGAGATAAGTAAGCATTTGGGTAACTTGCTAAGTCGTCTAGTTCGTCATCACCAAACAATCTCTTTAGGTTTACTGTTTTGCCATAGAAAATAACTTTATAAGCATAAGGAAGTTGCTTCTTCATGCTTACACTACTTAAACTCATAAATCCTTCTCTATAGTCTTGACCGTTTATCTTAATTAGAGCTTCTCTTTTTACTCTAGCATCATATCCTCCATCTATATCAAAGTTGTAGTAATGCTTAAACACCTTACTATTGGGGTTACTAGCTGGAATACTAAATTGCTGAGTAAAATCAGTAAATACCTTTGCAATATCTTTTATATCTTGCAAAGAGTTGGTTATGTTGATAGATTGTTCTTCAAACAAGTCTAGTCTTTGATAAGTTATAGCTTCTCCATAACCTGCTGTATTTATATATAGCTCTACTTCTCTACGCATTATCTAACAGTATTGATTTTATCGTATGCAAACTCTATTTGTATTGTGTAGTTTATTAATTTGTCGTTTAATCTTGTTCTAAATGAGAAATCATTAGATGTAACCTTAACAGGTAGTGTTTTATTGTCATATTCTATCCAAATTCTTTCACTTAGCATCATTTGCTTAAATACTTCGTTGTAATCTTCAGGATAGAAACCTGTATTTAGTGTTAAAGATTCTTTTGCGTTAACATTAAAGGTTTTGTATTGATGGCTGTAGGTGTTATAAGAGCCATTGCTTATAATATTAGACCTAAACTCTTCTTCTGTCTTAGATATAGACAAATCACTACGTTTAAACATCCATAAGTCTTGATATGCACCAAATTTATTTATAAATGTCAGTTTATAAGGAGTATGCTTACATTCTTCTATGTTTTGCACATCAATCTTAGTTACACCACTTGTTTCGCTTACATATACCGTATCTGCAGGATAGACTCCTATTTGCCTTAAGAATTTATCTAAACAACTAGAGCCTTCAAAAGTTCCTCCAGCTAAAAGCACCCTGTCTTCATAACCATCTACTCCTGAAGCAGCGTTGCTTATGTAAAGTATTTGATTTTGTATTGTGTATGTTCCTGATGGACTAAAAGTATATATTTCTTCTCCATTGCTAAAGAAAGCCACACTTGTTGTGTTTGTAGGGTCTATAGGTATTCTTAAAGGTGCGTCATCTGGCTTTAATATCGTTGTGTTTGATTGCAAGTACCCTTGTTCAAATTGTGGATTAGCACCATCCTCGAAATATCCAAACCCATCATAAGCCCTAACTCCATAAACAGGACTTCCTACCGTAGAACCACTTGCTGTTGCTTGTGTAACTCTATAATCTACAAATATTGTTGTTGCTTCTGCCTCTGTTGCTCCTGTATTTGGATAGTTGCCGTTAAATTGTCCATTAATGTAGTCTTTTATTAAACTACTTATTTCAAAATTAACCTTTGCATCTACTGCTGTAGAACTTAGTATGTAAGTAGGAGTGCCAAATGAAGTATTTGCAGCTCCATGATAAATAACCAGTTCTAATTTAGCACTTGTCAGTCCTGTAGCTGATACATTTACAAAGTATGGGCTTCTTACGTTTATTTTAGCCATTTGTTTTTATTTTATTTTATTTAATTCTTCGTCTAAACCACTTACCCAAGCTGATAGTAAGTCGTCATCAAACTCATTCATTACGTTGTTTACTGCTCTGTCTATAAAGTTGCTGCCAGAATAACCAAATCTCTTAATAGCCCCTCTTCTATATATGCTGTTAGCAATAGCTCTTGCTGATTGCATTGTTGTTTTTCCTCCTTCTGGATTAATTCCTTTAAAACCCATCCATCTTTCTATGTCTTTTGCAAATCCTTTAGGAACTTTTGCAAAGGGCTTTCTCCCTTCATCTACAGTCATTGCATAGGAGGACATAAATATGTCTATTTTTGTGCCTACTATGTTATAATACATAGTATCATGTAATTTGTTAGAAGCTCTTGTTCTATCTTTAGATAAATTAGCCCTAAGTCTTTCTAAAGCCTCTGAACCTAATCTTTCTAATGCTCTTCTAACCAAATCTTGTTTCATTAGCAGATGCTTATATCATTAATCATCTTAATGTCTATTTCAGCTTCCCAACCAGCTAACTCATTCTCAAATCTCTCTTTAAATGGCTGACAGCTTATTGTTTCATCTACTTGTAGCTTGTTTATTCTTAAAGAACCCCTTCTAAGCTTAGAATATATTAAGTTGATTACCTGTAGTTGTGTGTTTAGTACATCTTGCAAGTTGTCTACACCATAAAACTGGTCTGGAGTAACTACTTCCTTTGTATAATCTACTATATCTGCACATAATATCTGCAAAGTGAATGTCATAAACTGTGAATCTATTACTACATTAGAGATGTTTAGGTGTGCTAATGGAAATATATCCATCTTGTTAAGATTAACTTCTGTTATATCACCAAAGCTAACACTATTCATGTGGTGATTAGCTCTTAGTTCATCTTTAATCTTGTCTAATAAGTCGTATACTTGTGTCATATTTATTTTCTATGTGCCTTTTTTATTAAAGCATTCTCTATTCTTGTCTTATCCTTTATATATTCTAAGTACATTAGACAGGTGTGTACTGGAAGCTTTGTAGCTTTGTCAATCTTTGCTGCATCTTCTTGAGCGATTGTAAATATTGATTGATACCAACCCCACTTTTTTCCAAAGTTTGCTTGAGCTGAGGTGGAATCCCCTTCCCTTTCAGCTCCTTCTGTAAATAATCCAGAGTATAGCTTGGTAATTTGCTCCCTAAACGATAAAAAAAAACCATTGCTCCTATCGCTACACTAACTGGCATATCTAACATTACATCAGAATACTTATGACTGCCTTCATAATCCATAATCCTATAGAACTCATTCTTCTTAAAGATTACTGGTCTAAACAATACAGCCATTGCTTTGTGCATCTTATCCCAATCTGAGATATACCCATCTAAATCAATGAACTCACCAAATGTCATCTCGTCTAGCTTTGGTATAAAACCAAACTCAACAACCGTCTCTTCTCCATACTCATCTGTGGCTGACATACTAAATCTAGGTACTAAAGGTGTCTCTTCCTTAAAACACTTATTTATTACATCAATAGCGAAATCAAAGTTGTTTAAGGGAATCTTAAATGTATCTTCAATCTCTAATCCACAGAATATCTGCAGCATCTTTGTCTTTATATATACCTCATCTTCCTTATCCCATTTATCTAGTATCTTTAGATACTGTTGATACTGTCTAAGGGTTATTCCTGCCAATGCTTGAGGTATAGACAGCTTATATTCCTTTATCATACTATGATAACGAAAATCAACACTTTCTGTTTTCTTGTTAATAAGTTGTTTAGGGAAGTATAAAACAAAAATTAAAAATATCGTTATCTTTATACAAGTAGTTGCAAATCTACATAAGTTGCCACACTTCAATACCCTAATAAATACGGATGATTGTTGGAACAGATAACCTAAATCTCCTTGTGAATGGCAGTACTAAATCCTTTGTTGTTTTCGTAATCGCCCTAGTACTATTCCATACAACGAGTAAACTGCTAACCAAATATCTAGCAAATATTATTTAAAATAACATTTATTATAGGTGGGCGAATAATACCTTCC